GGGTAGATTAATAGATGACGCAACTGCCATCGAACAAAATGTGTATGACCCGTTTGGGGGTTCGGGGACTACTCTTATTGCATGCGCTCAAATGAGTAGAAAATGTTTTATGATGGAGCTTGACCCGAATAAGTGTAATGATATTATAAATAGGGCGGTTGCTAACGGCTTGGACGTGATACAGGATGGCAGGTAGATGGCAAAATTTATATGATTTAAATATTAGATTCAGGTTTGAAGAAATCAGGCAATTAATTTATCAAGGCTACAGAGATTATGAGGTAGCCAAGCAGTTAGAACTAACCCCTAGAGCTTTAAGGGAATTAAGAAAAAAGTACCCCGAGTTTGACGACGTATTTAAGGGGGCTAAAAAATACCTGGCAAAAAAGATAAATGAGGCTATGGTTAAAAATGCATTAGGTTATGACTTTACTGAAGAAACATACGAGGAAATAATTTACCCAGATGGTACGCGCCAACAGAAAAAAAAAGTAACTAAAAAGCATTCTGCGCCGGATGTGGGTTCTGGTATCTTTCTTCTTTGTAATTATGATGGGGAAAACTTTAAACGGAAAGATTCAAATACTACAACCATGACAGATAATGTGCGTATTATCGATGACTTATCGGAGGTGGAGATTGATGATTGATTTAAGATTAAGCGAAATAATACCTTTGGCTTTCCACAAATCATGGAAGAATCATAATAAATTTACGCACAATGTAGAAAAAGGTGGGCGAAATACAGGCAAGTCCTCACTGCATGCACTGAGATTGGTTTATAATCGCATGAAAACTAAAACTAGTGGGGTAGCGCTTAGGCGATACGCTAACACTCTGTTTGATAGTGTGTATAAGGATATTTGGTGGGCAGTAAAGATGTTTAAGGTTGAACACCTATGGGATAAAAGGGTTTCGCCATTAAGATATATTTATTTACCCACGGGTACGGAAATATTATTCAGAGGCGCCGACCAAGTCGAAAAATTTAAAGGTTTGAAATCTGATTTTCCTATTGCCGACTGCCTATTTTCAGAGTTGGCTGAATTTAAAAATGAGGACGATTTACAAACTGTTATAAACACAATATTAAGAGCGGAAATAAAAGAAAGATACACTTTTTATTATGACTATAATCCACCCAAGCGAAAAAATAATTGGTGTAATAAAAAGTTTAATACTAATAAACCAATACCAAATACGCAAATAAACCACACGACTACATTTGACAATCCACATATATCTAAACAGGTATTGGAGGAGGCAGAAATATTAAAACAAACTAACCCTTTGCAATATAGGTGGATTTATTTAGGTGAAGCGATAGGAGGCGGGGTTGTGCCGTTCGACAATTTGGAATTTAGGACAATTACTGACGAAGAAATTAAAACTTTTGATAATATTAAAATAGGACTAGATTGGGGGTACGCAACTAATATTTTTGCGTGTATTAAACTACACTATGATTCCACAAGAAGGATAATTTATATGATGGATGAAATACAAGGGTTGAAATTAAAAAATTATCAGATTGAGAATCTGATAAAAGCAAAAAAGTTTCATGATTATAGAATAGTTGCGGATTCTGCGAGTCCCAAAGATATCCAGGAAATGAAAGACCGGGATATCGATATAATTGGCGCGAAAAAAGGCCCGGGTTCGATTGAGTCTGGCGAACGTTGGTTAGATTCCCAGATAAAAATAGTAATTGATTATAACCGCACACCAAAGTGCGCGGAGCAATTTGAAAATATAGATTATGAAGTTGACTCACATGGGGAAACGTTGCCGCGTTTAATGGATAAAGAAAATGACTTCATAGACGCGACCAGGTACGCCTGTGAGGATTTAATACTAAATCGAAGTATTGTATATTAGCAGTGATATAATAGTTCACTAATTTACTAGACAAGAATGTTTAACGGTTTAGGCGAGAATTCCCCCACTTCCAAAGTGGTGAGATGAATCAGATTGACATATGGGATTATACAAAATATAATTCCATATAGGGTTTTCAAATTTTGTATAACAAATGGTACGGCAGGTATTGTCGGAAGGGTTTACCCTAACACAAAAACCCATAGCGTTGGAAACTGATAGCCCGTAAAATGAAAATTCCATATATGGTTGGGAAGGATTATACGAAGCTTCCACTTCTATAAGTGGTGAGTAGTTCACACATGTTAAAAATATACTTATCATATAAAAGGTGGTGAGGTGGGAAGTTGTTTGAAAGAATAAAAGAATTTTTCAGTAAAAAATCTATGTACGTGTATCCCTATGAGCGCGGGATGCCTAAATGGAGCTTACAAAAAGATAAACAGTACATAACGGAAGCTTATGAAAAGGTTACATGGGTTTATTCTTGTGTGGCGGCAATCGGTTCCGCGGTTGGGTCTGTGCCGTGGTTGTTATATGACCGATATGGAAAAAAATTAAAAGAAATTGAAGAACACCCCATTTTAAACCTAGTAAATAAGCAGGTGAATAATGATTTTACATCGAGTGAATTTTTCGAATTATGGGCTGTTTATTTAGCTACTCAGGGTAAGTTTTATGCACAGTTCTCAAATCCTGTGAGGTATGACAGAAATTTAGAATTATACCCAATGTATCCGCATTTGGTTAGACCTATTATAGGCGTGGGTGATGATACACTACAGGGGTTTTATTACGAGCTCAAAAGCGCAACAATAAGCCCTAATTTAGTGCTTTGGGACAGGTTTATTGACCCAATTGATTATTATCAGGGTTTAAGTCCTATACGAGCTGGGGCACGAACGATTGACACGGAAAATCAAGCTGTAGACTGGAATAAAAACATGTTTGACAATATGGCTGTCCCACCGGGGGCATTAGCCTTAATGAACGCCCCTAGAAAAGCTATCGAGGAAGCAAAAAGACGTTGGAAACAAGATTATGCGGGGCCTAAAAACGCCAGGATGCCGTTAATTTTTGATTCCGAAAAAATAAATTATATAAATTTTGGGTTGTCTGCTTTGGACATGGATTTCTTACAGCAAAAAAAAGTAAATAGGGTCGAGATATGTTCTATTTTTGGTGTACCCGGGCAAGTTGTTGGTGACCCGGAGAATCAGACATATGCCAATTATGAACAGGCTTTAAAATCTTTTTGGTCAAATACTGTATTGGCCAAATACATAAACCGAATCGAGAAAAAATTAAATAAGGAAATTGTTTCAGCCTGGGGGCCGCGCTATTTTTTGAGGCCAGATGTAAGCCAAATAGCGGTATTACAAGAAGACGAGAATATGCGTTCCGAACGTGTGCGTGCTGAATTTGACTCAAATTTAATTACACAAAATGAAGCCCGAGAACTATTAGGCTTTGAAGCCGTGACGAATGGAAACGTATTTAGTTTCGAGTTGTCAAGCATGTTGGCGGATACATTAATGGATGATGAGGCTGAACCGGATGTTGAACCCGAGGACGAAAACCTGGAAAATGAAGAAGGTGCGGGCGATGGCGATAACTCGACAAACGATGGAGATTAAAAGGGCTTATTGGGATAGAAAGTTTGAAAAGGAGCTAAAAAAATTTTTTCGCACACAGGGTGAAGAAATCCGGAGATTAAAAAACCGAAGTGATTTGACACGTTTCCGGAATGCCGCGATACAACAAGTTGAGCAGGATAAAGCCAAACTTAGAAAAATATATCAGGCTCAGTATTCCGGGATAGTTGACGATTTTGGAAAATATGTATATAAAGAACTCCTTAATCAAAAAGCCTTTTCGATTTTTGCATTTGGCGTTTACACATGGATTGCCGCAATGGCTTTAAAACAATCCAATTTAGTTAGTTCTTACACAATACTAACTATCAAAAACGCGGTAAAAAAAGCGAATGAAGAAGGTTGGACGATTGATACAACCGCTAATTTGATTAAAGATATTTTCTTTAATAGATTTAGTAAGAGTCGGGCCAAACGTATAGCCAGAACTGAAGTAAACAGTGCGTCTAATTATGGTTCATACGCGGGCGCGCAGCAAACGGGGTTAAAATTAAAAAAAATATGGATTGCTACCAATGATAGTAGAACACGGCCAAGCCACAAAAAAGCGGGCAGACATAAGCCGATTGATTTAAATGCAAAATTTACAGTTGGCCGTTCAAAAATGGAATATCCAGGCGACCCTGCAGGGCGTCCGGAGGAAATTATAAATTGCCGATGCGCAATAGGATATAGGAGGGTTAAAGATGACGATTGAATATAAAAATTTTAGGACTGACATAAAAGCCACTAAAGACATGAAGTTTGAAGGTTATGCATCTGTTTTTGGTAATGTGGACGCGTACAATGACATAATGCAAAGCGGGGCTTTTACCAAAACAATAAAAGAAAATTTGGCAAGAATAAAAGTGCTTTATATGCATGATTCGTATTCTGTAATAGGGCGACCTACCAAACTGTATGAGGATAGTAACGGTTTAGGGTTTGAGGCTGATATAAGTAATACGACTCTTGGGAAGGATGTGTTCACACTCATAAAAGATAAAGTCATAACAGAAATGTCAATAGGTTATAGTCCCATAAAATGGTCTTGGGATGAAGAAATGGAGGTAAGGACACTACAAGAAGTAAGGTTATGGGAGATATCTCCGGTAACATGGGGCGCGAACGAATTAGCAGGAATAAAGGGCCTGATTGACTTAAAAGCAAAATATGATAAAATGGATACAGAATTAAAGCGATTAGAAACACTTATCAGTTCAGGAGCCGGGAAAAGCACCACTCCTAATATAGATAAGCCGTTAAGCGATATAGACCCGGCCACAATCCAGTCTATAATAGACCGAATCAAATATTAAAGGTGGTGTTAGAATTTGTCTGATATAAATACATTAGTGGCAAAAATTGATGAGTTATCCCAAAAACGAGTAGCTACCGACGACTTTAACAAGGTCGTTAACGAGCTTAAAGATAAAATAGAACTCAGAAACACGGATTTACAAGCTGAAATCAAGGCTACACATGGCACAATTGACGAAGCAATCAAGAACATGGAATCTGAGTTATCCCAAAAAATAGCGGACGCGGCTAAACAAATGGGTGAAACCTATATTAAAAATACTAACAATGGTGTTGAAAAGCCTGACGAAAAAATTTACGGACAGGAATTTGGTAATTTCCTTTGGAAAGTTAGGGCAAACTCCCAGGAAATTAAAACGTTGGCTGAAAATACAGGGGCAACTGGAGGGTATTTGGTACCTGATGCTTGGTCGAATACTATATTAAAAAGAAGTATTGAAAGAGCCATAATAAGGTCTTTGAATCCTTCCATTATAAACATGCCTGGACCTAAATTTGACATTCCTGCAATTGTGTCAACCTCAAATGCGTCTACATTTTATGGCGGCGTGGCTACATATTGGGGCGAAGAATCAACGAATTTAGAAGATGGAAAATCCACTCCTAGTTTTGGTAAAGTATCTTTGGATGTTGCCAAATTATACGGTTATACGGAATCTTACGAGGATTTAATTGAGGATTCAATGGTGGCTTTGGGGCCCCTATTACAACAGCTATTTGGCGACGCTATCGCGTTTGAAGAAGATTATGCATTCCTAAATGGGAATGGCGTTGGTAAACCATTAGGCGTAACGAGCGCGCCATGTAGGGTAACTGTTTCCAGAGCGACCGCAAGCCAGATACACACAACTGATATTGTTGGAATGTTGGCGCGCTTCTCTGGAAATCTGGATAACGCTACATTTATGACAAACCAGACAACTTTACCATACATTTATACATTGCAGGACGCGGCTGGAAATTATATTTGGCAACCTGGTATGAGTGGAAATATTTCCAGTAGGTCACCCGGTTCAATCTATGGCGTGCCTTTGATTGTAACTGAGAAATGCCCCGCGCTTGGGACATCTGGCGATTTGATTCTTGGGGATTGGTCAAATTACTTAATAGGCGATTTGAACGGCTTGAGAATAGAGGAATCAAGAGACTTTAAATTTGGTGCAGATAAACGAGTTTGGAAAATAGTTAAGCGAGTGGACGGTAAACCTTGGCTAAATAGCGCCATTACACCGCGTGCGGGTGGTAGTACTTTGAGTCCATTTGTATTAATTTCTTAGGGGGTGTGCGTATATGAATAAATTTAAAGAGGCGGTAACCGCTTCATTGCAAATAGCGAAGACCGTAACAACTGGCGTTTCGTCCTCTGGATTGCTGGATATGAGAGACTGGGGGAAAGCAGTTTTTGAGGTTGTCGGAGTGGCGCACACCTCAACGGCTGTGATGACTGCGACTGTGTATGAATCGACAGCGTCAACTTGGAATGGCGCGGTTGCCAAAGCAATGACAACTACATTGTTCCAGGCGACCGCGACCGCAAACACG